AACTGTTTTCTCACAGTGCCGGCACTGGCTTCTTTCTTCTTGGGACTGATCCATTGATGTCGATGTACTCCCATACCTGGACTTACAGCTGTGGCACACAGCCATTGCAGTTTTGGATGACGGTTGATGGCAAAGAAGTTCTTGTTGAAATAGTGATTGCAACTCTGTACATAATACTCTTGCAGTTCTTGTGAACCTTGCACACTTGAGCCCCAGCGTATCATGAGATAGTTTGAAAACTTTTTACGTTCTTCTGGGGTAAGCTCATCGTAGAAGTCGCGGTTCTTGAGGTCAAATTGTTTCATCTCGTTGGCAATGTTTAGTTTATCACTTGGCTGAGTCATTACTTGATCCTGGCTGATACCTCGTTGATTGTAGTACGTAAGCGTACTATATCTCTATGCATGCGGTCAATGAGTTGTTGCTGGGCAACCACTTGGTCTGCCAAAGTTCTGACTCGTCGTTCTAGATCTTTTTCTTTCTTGTCTGTTTGGTTGGCAACAATCTTAGGTGCAGATGTGCTGTTATCTTCATACTGTTTCATTCTACCAGGCCTTTGAGTAATCAACAATTTCGCAATTCCTACTGATGTCCTTGACAAAATAAACACAATCTGGTTTGTGCTCATCATTTAAAGGTACCGCCAGCATCTGTCCATTTTTTAATTTGGGACTGTACCATGCCACGTCGTGGTACACATCCACTATTTCAATCTCTGGAAAGGTTGGACTAAAACTACTTAGCGGGTTGAACTGAAATACCTTGAATCCACGATCGTTGATACTGGTCAAGGGTATCACTTCTAGGTCCCCCGAATCAGGTTCGCCAATCAGGATTCGCCAGTCCATGGGCATCTTGATAGTATAGTCGCCTATCTGTAGTACCAGGGCTGGACTGTTGAAGCTTTCCAAAAATATCAAAGGTATGTAATGATAGTCTGGATTTTGCGTATCTGAATTGTCCAGAATAGCAAAACGCATGTCATCCACTTCTTCTGGCAGTGTGTTTAAGTCGTAGTGGTAATTGTCTAGGGTCAGTATTCTCATTTTTTAATTATACACGACTTGTAATTAAAAAGTCAAGTGTTATCCATAAAAAATGTATCACCGAACCAGAACCAATCAGTTTTGTGTGTGTACATGTCAGTAAGATTATTCTTTAAAAGATATATCCAGTATAAGAAGAATTCAATGCTGGAATTTTGAGTACTACCAAATATCCATGGCTTCATTTCATTAAGCATGTTTTTTACCGAATTTTGATGCAGTATGTTGGGAGGACTTTCTCTTAAAATTGCATCAATATCATCAATTTTTATGTTCCAGTACAAGCAGGCGTTTACTATGTATTGTTTGAATTGTTGATTATTGTTGTACATATCAAGATCTCGCAAGTTACAATAAGCACGATTGTTATCAAACAATTCCTTTTGCCTTATGTTTCGATCAATATACATGTCGCTGTCAAAGGGCATATACCATTCTCCAGCTATCAATTGATGGGCTTGCAATTTAAGCCATTGCTGACTCCACCAGCCGCTGCGTGCATGCATCCAGGTACTGATGTCTGTGCAATGATAAACTTCAGCAAGAGATTCAAACAAGTCCTGCGCCTGTTTAAATACTGCCTGATCATCATTGACAACAACATGTATGGTATTAGGCGGGTTCCCTATGTTGTGTGCAGCAATAGATGTGGCTGCGCGATATGCGCGAAGCAAATCTTGTCTATAAGTGACAATAACTGTTTCCATCAAGTCCGGGTTAGTATTACACCATAACTCATGCTACCAACTTCTTCAGTGAATACAATTTGATATCCATGTGCCAATAAAAATGTAACAACTGGTCCACATTTGCCAATCCAACATTCATTGCTCAAATAAGTATCATCACAGATGACTGTGCTGGCTTTATCCATGTAAGGATAAAGAGCCAGCATTTGGCTGAGATGTTCAATTTGACAATTTTGATTGTTCATAACAATTCCAAACTGTTCTTGGTAAAATTTTTTTTGATTCTGTATATCTTGGTTAATCAAAGTTACATTCCAATCATAATCAAAATTGTCTAGATACAAACAACTGATCTTTTTTCCCAAAGTAGGGAATACGTTCTTAGCCCACAAACTACCAACGCCTACATGCCAAATTATGCCTTCAGCAGGTCCTTGTCTCTCTATTCGTATCTGTGAATCATTTATAATGTCCACTGTGTGCAGCACAGTCTGTTTGTGCATGGCCAACTTGGCAAAATGCATTGTTGATCCTTCGTAGCGATCACTGCCAATTTCTACAAATACACAATCTGCGGATGCAGGTGTTAAGAATTGTTCTGCTGCTTGAAATACCGTGCCCATATTAGCTCCAATCTAACTTTTCTTGACTAAACGGATAGTTAGCTTCTTTATAAAAAGCCTTGCGTTTAGTTAAATGCCGTTTACTGAATTTACAAGTACTAGTGATGTCCCAAATTTCTACATGATCTTTGTCTTCGGCTTTCCTAATACCACGACCAATACTTTGTATCACTCTAGTAAAGCTCTTCCCAGATTCAACCATAACCAGGTTAAATATGCGAGGAATATTGATACCGACAGCAGCAACACCGTATGTTGCGATAATAACTTTGTTAGTTGACGTAGCAATTTCATCGTATTCATCCCGGCGGCTTGTGGCCTTAGTTGAACCAGAAACAAATACTGCTTCTGGCTTATCACCCAATAGGCCAAATAACGTGCTGAGGTATGCTTGCAGTATCTTGCCTGTTTCAATTCGGTCTACTAGTATAAGTGTATTGCCACTTTCTTTGATCTTGTCTATTACCTTGGCAACAGCTTCGATACGTTCTGGTGTAGTTACCAAGTATTTAAGCTCGCTTTGATAGTCCTTGTATTCAACATGATCAACTAATTGCACAATATTCACATGGCATTGTGCTAACACGCCTTGCGACTGTAGTTCGCTTGCACGTAGCCGGCCCACTACAGGGCCTAAACTCACATGCAGGGCTTGAAATTCAAAATCTTCCTTGGGTATTGTGCCTGTTAGTCCCCAACGAATTGGTATGTGTGCCATTACTCCTGTCAGCAATGTTTTAAGTGCATCTGCTTTGGCCATGTGTACTTCGTCTACAATAACGCATACCACATCTTCAAGGAACTCCTGGATAGTAACTTCAGCTTCACCCGATTTGGTATTCTTTAACAAGTTGTTGAGCGACTGCCAAGTGCATATAGTGTGCTGACGCCCCCATTCTTTGCGATCACCAAAGTATACACCAACATCTAATCCTAGATTACGATAGTCTGCTTCTGTTTGTGTCACCAAACTCTTGTTGGGCACAATAACAATGCTGCGGCCGTAATTGCCTGCTTGCCAACTTAGTGCTGCTGTAATAAGTGTCTTGCCTGCACCTGTGGCAATTTCTTGCAGGCTCTGTGGATTGGCCAGGAAGTTGTTGATGATCTCTATTTGATAATCTCTTAGTACAACCGGCTGTCCTGCTCGTTCATGTCCAGCGGGCCATGCACGATCACTAAATGTATCTTCTGCCATTGGTGCAAATTCAAAGATAGTGCCATATGTTCTACGATCGTCAAGTGTGATATCATAGCCTTCGTTTTCTAGTATGGGCACAATTTCCGGCAGTAGGTTAACATAAGTGCTACCACCTAACTGAAAATAAGCTACCTTTCCGTCCCATCTACCAAGCCTGACTGCCGGCAAATAACGTGCTGCTGGATTTAGATACTTGAACTTGGTTACAAGTTTTCGACGAGTATCTAAATCTAAACCTTCAATTTTGATATTGACTTCGTCGTGTATTATGATAATGCATGATTTCATTTTAATTTTGCTATTGAAATTATTCGTTTGCGTGGTAATATATTTGACTGTATCTTCTGCCAATTCACTAGTGTACTATGTAATTCATTAACCACTTGTAAGCTATTGCTCAATGGCCAGTTATATTCGATAGCAGCTTCGTACAATGCTAGTGTACGTCGAAACTTTTCTCTGTGAGTTAGTGTTGGATTCTTTTCGTTGTACCAGGACTGACTCATAGTCCATTGAAACCCTTCATTTAACTGCTCCATATCAAATCTTTCAAAGTCAAATGCTTTGCCTTGTTCTTTGGCCAAGCGACTGGAATTAATTATACCCAGTGTGTTAGACATTCTGATCCCGTATATGGTTCCATCTACTGCATAAGGTTGCCATCGTTTAAACATGTTTACATATTCAAGATGTTCATCTAATGTCTCAGAAGGCCAAGTTGGTATATTTAAGAAGTTATTTTGCAAACCTATACGTTGGCTTTGCTCTAAATGCCAGTCGATATCTTCGTTTGTAAATTTCTTGTCCATTTCAAACCGTATACGATCGACTCCAGTTTCAACACCAATGC